TCTTTTTAAGATCAGCAAAGTTACCAAACTTGACGAAGGTATCATCTTTTTCAGGAATGAGGTTTTGCTCTACAGGAGGAACTACAGCAGGTGCTTGGAAAGTGCGTTCAATTTCTTCCACTTTTTGTTGAGTCACTTCAAGATTCCATTTGCCACGACCAATTTTAAATTCATCAATCTTTTTACTTACTGTCTGATAATTTGCATCATTCAGATTACACCATGCACGAATATCAGCACTAGTGACAGAATTGCCATAAAGTGCCTGAAGAGAAGTGCGAATGTAATCAGAGGAAAGAGACATTTTTGTAGTGGTGTTTTGTTTCAACCTAGTCATTATAGAGCAAAAAAGGGGGCATCACGCCCCCCAGTGGTCAGTTCACCAACTGGTTCTTTAGTTTTTCCAGATAGTCTTCACTGCAGAGACAGGCAGTATATCCAGGATAATACTTGTCCATCAAGGCAGGCATTCCTTTTGCAGTAATACTACTATTGCAAACTACCCATACCTCCTTAACATCACACTTTACTATATGTGGAAGAGGAAATTTTTGTTTCATGCTACCAAAGAAATAAATTCACCAAGAACTTTCTTATTTAGTTTTTTAGTTTTAAGAGATTTGACAAATGCAGATTTGATTTGTGACTTGGTAGCATCTTCAGCAACTTCAAACTCAGAGTCTTGTGCTAGTGCAGTTGCAGACATTCCGAAGTAAGCATCATAACCAGAGTTAGTAATAGTGAAACTCTTCAGTTTCTTCCAGTCACTCTGAATTTTTTCATACTGCTTATCAAGTTGAGAGTGATAGAGTTTAATGAAATTGTGAGCATAACGACTCTCAAGAACACGAATGCCAATGAAGTTTGTGGTAGAAAATGCATCCTTCAAATTCCTAAGAAGGGTATCTGTGAAGGAATGATATCCACAATCAACTTTGTAAGTTGTTCCAAGTTTACGATCACGCAAAAAAGTGGTTCCAGGATAGACATAACCACTTCCAAGAACAGGATCCTTTGAGTAAGAACGACGAACTTCTTTGTGGTAAACAAGTTGGTTTGCTTCACCATCAGTTAGAACAATACACTGAACTTTCTGAAGTTTATTTTCTTTTTGAAACTTGGGAAGAATTTGATGAAGAGAGATCAGAGCCTCATTCAAAGGAGTACCAGAAAGAGACATACGATTAGAATAAGTATAAGGTGCGGTACATGTTCTGGCAAAACAGAAAGCAAGACGCCAGATGTTGAGAAGTTGATGCTCTAACTCTTTACCATTCACTTTGCTGGTAAGGATATTCATCATAGAGAAAGTTTCATCCACAACTAGCAAACTTTCTTTCTTTTCATAATGAGGGGCACGATCAGCAGCAAGATATCGATCATTTTCATAGTCATACTCTCCACGCCGCCATTCATTAGTAAAAGCATAAACCTCAAAAGGAATAGAAACCTTTTTACAGAACCACACGAGATTGAAAAGTTGCTTGCAAGTATCTAACATCACATCAGACATAGAACCACTCCAATCCAGCACAAATACCAGGCCGTGATTCTTACCATCAGGAATCACAGAGACCTTCTTGAACAGGTCTTCATTATACTTGTAGGTATGAAGGCGAGCAGTATCAAGAACACCAGTGCGAGAAGTTGATGCACGAGCATACTGGTCTGCTGCTTTGCGACACTCAAACTCTTTTACAAGATAGTTAACTTCTTTTTGAGCAGAAGATTTAAACTTCTTAAACTCAAGGTCAGATTCTTTGTAAAGATTCACTGGAGTAAATCCTTTATCCTTAGCATGATTATTATGAAGCACCTGCTGATGTAAGAAAGAAAAATCAATCTCTTTATGAACTTCAGAATTTTTTCCAATAACAGTATCGAGATTTAGTTTGGGAACTTCCACATATGTGTTCTCATAAGAATCTTCCTTTACAAGATCCTTGATTTTTTCTTCCAGAGAATCAGCAGTGCGAACTTCAGGTTCACTTTCTTCACCACCAGACTTTACTGGAGTTTGATCTCCCTGAGCAGTTCCACCATAGGACCCATCACCCTCTTCAGGTTGAGAGTTATTGCTCTCACCTTCTTCTTCAGAAGAGGACTCATTACTCTCCACAATTTCACTAGAAGGAGACTGTGAACCTCCGCTCATTTCGTGAGAATCGAAGTCAGCAACCTTTTGTTCCTGTTCTTTTTCTTTCTTACAGTATTTGTATAGTTCATCAGCAGCAATCAGAACATCAGCAAAAGTTTCAGATGCTGCAATCAGATTGATAATCTCCTTTTCTTCAGAATTGAATTCAAGAGTTACAAAGTTTCCAATCTTAAAGTAAAGGTTTACTCGGTCAGCAAGATTAAAGGTGGAGATATCATCATCAGCAATCTGGAAGAAATCACCTTCATTCAGTTCCTTATAACCATTGAAGAAAGTCTTAGCAAGTCCAGCATACTTACGCTTCATCAGTTTCTCAATACGTGCATCCTCAACAATATTGACAAACTGAGGAGGAACCTTTACCTTGTCCAACCAATCCTCATCAGGAGTAAAAATACTATGACCACATTCGTGTGCGACAAGCAAATCATACACAACATTACTTGCCTTCTCCCACAGGGGAAGGGTTAGAACACGAGTATGGACGTTGAAGCAGGCAGTAGAAACTTTTTTATGCTCAACCACAAGGTCTTCGGTAGCAAGAAGTTTGGCGAGTTGTGACTTGATTTCGTGGCGGACGGTCATAGAGCGTTGTGCGTTATGGACCTATTATACAAAAAAAGGAGGTCCGAAGACCTCCCAGTGGACAGTTTGAAAATTGGTTTTATTTTGCGTGATACCAACCCTTTCCAGCGTCTCTTTGGGAACCACCAGTTCTTTCTGCTTCCTTAGCACGGCGACGAGCAAGTCCCATCTTCATTCTACGATCTAGGGCATTACCACCTTTATCTCTAAGTTCTTTTTGTTTTCTTTCAACCTTTTCGTGTGGAAATGGTCTTTCTTCTTCACTAATAAATTCTTCAACAATAGTATCTCTCCACTCTTCACTCATATTCACCATAATAGCCTCTGCTGCTTCTGGTGTTTCAGCATATCCTTCATCAAGAAGGTGAGAAAGAATAATATCATAGTAATCATAACTATCAGAAACTGTCTTACTTCTTTTTCTGTATAATGGACTTTCTGGTGTCTTATTTACTTTCTCTCTATGTTGAGGTCCTGCGGAATGATGAAATTTTGAAGCAAGACCCAACTTAGTTGCTCTTGCTCTAGACCTCTCTATTCCTTTAATTTCATTAGAAATTTCTTTGCGACTTTGACCTACAGCAGGTTCTGCCATTTTTTTATCTATATCTCCTCTCACTTTTTTTTCTTTTGCCTTTACCTTCTCATGAGGAAATTCTTTGTATCCTTCACCCATAACAACTTCCATATATGCTTCTTGAAGACTACGAAAATCTTGTGCTTCCATTTTTTTACAAATACTTTTTAGTTATTTATAAAAAAGCACTCCATATGGAGTGCCTTCACTCAAGTTATGAGTAGTTTATCAACCAATAATACTATTTCTCCACTCTTCACTCATATTGACCATAATTGCTTCTGCTGCTTCTGGTGTTTCAGCATAACCCTCATCTAAAAGGTGTGAAAGGATGATATCGTAAATATCTGTTTGCTCACCAAGTTCTCCCATAGCTTTCTGCTTACGAAGTTTCTTAGGGTTCTTGGTTACTGAACCAGCTCCATATGTATTCTCCCCATCAAAGGCACGCTCAGCTCTTCTTTCTGCTCTCTCATCATCATCCATCTTACCTCTACCACTCTGAGGTCTAGAAGATTTCTTACCACCAGAAAGACCTCTGGAAAGCACATCTTGTCTATCAAAATGCTTCTGAGCTGATTTTACTTTTTTAGTTTTTTCACCCTTTTGCGAATACTCAGTTGCAGGTTTATTTCTTCTAGCATTAGCCAAGGCACCCATTGCTGCTTTTGATTTGGGTGTTTGACCATAAGAACCTTCTGCTTCATCAAGTTCCTGATAAACCTCCATATAAGCTTCATGGAGATTCTTAACTTCTTTGGAGTTCATTTTTACAAATACTTTTTAGTTATTTATAAAAAAGAAGCGTCTCTTTGATGGAGACGCTTCTTGAGTGCTTGCCTTCTTGCCTTTGCTTGTCGCAATGCTTGAGGTTTAAGTTTTCTTTTTTGTTCCTTCTTGGAATGGTGCTGCCAGTTCGGAGTGGTCATTGTTCTTTGATGAATCAGGACATCATACGACTAAATCCTTTGACTTTCTCAAACTTGAGGACACTTTGGAATTTGTCCTCTAGTCCAGTCTTATGGGAGATAACAAAAATATTAGCATCTGAAATGACATACCTGATGATTTTAAGAAACTCTTCTGTTCCAAATCCATCAAGTGAACTATCAAACACCTCATCCATAATCAATAGATTGGTATTGACTGAATTTTTATACCTTGCAACTTCTCTCCAAGTAAAAAGAAGTGCTAGGTCAATCCTCATTTTCTCACCTTCAGAAAATGAAGAATAAGAGAAGTCCTCATGGATAGGAGATTGAATGGTTTCATTGAACTCCTCATCAAGTTTAAAATTAATGTAGAAGTCCATCATTTGGAGATACTTATTAACTTGCTGGTTAATCAGAGGAAGATACTTCTTGATTATTTTTGATTTTACTCCCCCATCCTTCAAAAGGCTATAGGTGAAGTCATAGTAGGAAATATCCTGTCTTTTATCAGCAAGTGTATTGTAAGTCTCTTTTAAGTTCTCCTTAAAACCCTCTAACTTGGTGTACTCAGTATTTCTATTTTCAAGTCTGCTGGTAATTGTTTGAATTTCAGTTTCAAGATCTCTGATTTGTCTACGACACCCAGAAATCTTAAAGTTGTTTTGAGAAATGTCATTAGTTAGTTTTGTAATCTCCTTAGAAAGAGCAGTGAATTGACGCTCTCGCTCTTCTTCCTCTTTAATTGCCTCTTCCAGTTCTTTGTAACCAGATTGCAACTCCTTTGCTCTATTTTGAGCGTCTTCAATTCTATTTATCCTAAAGGACTCGTCAATATCCTGTGTACATGTAGGGCAAACCCTATTTTCTGTAAAGAACTTATGCTCTTTAGTGATGGTAGATACTTTTTGAGATAACTTACCCTTAAGATTACCAAGTTTACGAAGTTTATCTGCATAACCAGAAATTGATTCTTGCTCTCTAACGAATTCTCTAAGTGGTTCTTCTAGAGATTCATTCTTATCCATACAATCGCCAATTTCACTTTCAAGATTGGCAATCTTTTCTTTGTTGGCATTTATATTGGCATTACTTTGATTCTCAATCTCCTCAATAAATCTCTCTTGCATATCAACTTTATCAAGAAGAGATTCTTTCTTCAGAGAAAGAGTCTTTATTTCTTCCTTACAACCCCTAATCTTTTCCTTAATAAGAAGATTCATTGAAGAGAAAATCTTAATGTCAAGAAGATCCTCTACAACTTCTCTACGACTAGAAAGAGGAAGTTGCATAAATGGCACAAAAGTACTACTACCCAAAATCACAATCTGAGTAAAAGACTTATAGTTCATTTTCAGAACATTCTGCTCCAACCACTTCTGCTGATCCACTGCAGAGTGTGATTGATCTAATGGTTTGCCATCTCTATAGATCTCAAAATTATTCGGTTTAATTCCCCTCACCACTTTCCAATCAGTCTTGTTTACAGAGAATTCAATCTCAACCAATGCACCTTTTTCATTGGTACTATTGATCAGTTGATTTTTGTTAATCTTTCTGAATGCCTTTCCATATAAAGAAAAACAAAGAGCATCTAAGATTGTAGATTTTCCTGCTCCATTGTTTCCAATGATAAGAGTAGTTCCATATTCAGAGAGATTTACTTTTGTAGGATGCTGACCTGTAGAAAGAAAATTTTGCCAAGAAATATTTTTAAAGTGAATCATAAGAAATTTCAGGAGGAATCACAATATCATCAGAAGTTATAACAGTATACCTATGATCATGGTATTCGCAAGTTTTTATCATTAGTTCATCATCTATTTCCACAACATCCATTTCTACCAAACCAATATCCTCAAGTTGCAAGGAAAAACGAACAGCATCATCTTCTTCTTCAAAGATATAGAGAACTTTCTCTCCATCTTCATCAATTACTGAAAATGCACCTTCTTTATCTTCGTTTTTCCCTGTGATAATAAACATTAGATCATCTCACATGCTTCCTGATAGATTTCTTTTACAATCTTCTGAAGAATTGATTTCTCCAAATCAGTTTCAGACTCTTCAATATATCTATCTAGAATAGAAATAGTATCTTCAGATTCCTCTGCTTCAAACTCTTCTGATTCTTGAATTTGGAAGTTCTCTACAATCTTTAAGTCTGCAACATTTGCAGAATAAAGTTTATCAATAAACTTCTCAAACTTTGTGATATCTGTCTTCTTTCTAACAATAACTTTTACAATTTTGTTTTCATACTCTCTAGTATCAAAGAGTTGATAATCATCATCCTCATAATAGATGTTATAAAAAAGTCTGAAAGGATTATTTACTGGAGTGTGCTCTATAGTTTCAGTATCAAAGATATGAAATCCTCTATCATCTTTCACATCAGTCCAGAACATCTCATAAGGATTTCCTAGATAGAAGACCGTCCCATTGTTCGATCTAGTGTGATAGTGTCCCGAGTAGACCCTATCGAACTTCTCAAATAGTTTGCTCTCCAAACCATGATCCATGACGAGCTGTCTATTAACTCTAAATCCTTGGAGTTCAAGGTGCCCCATCGCACACTTGCAAGTTGTCTTTTCAATAAGTTTGATAGTTTCTTTTTCATTTTCTTGATTGATCCATGGTATAAAAAGGACACCTAATTCATCCAGTTTAATCTCAGTTGGTTTTGAATAAACCTTTATATTATCATATTCACGAAGTAAAAGATCTACTCCATTAACACTATTTGTATTTTTGTAGTATGCATCATGATTACCAACAATCAGATGAACTCCAATTCCCCTCTCTTTAAGTGGATTAAATACAACTCTCTGTGCCCATGTGAGTGCTTTAAAGTCTATCCCCTTTCGACTATCAAAAGCATCTCCCATATGAACAACAGTAGTAATACCCTGCTCATCTAAAGTGGGAAAGAAAACTTCTTTGTAAAATTTTTCAAAATAATCATGGAACAGAGATGACGATTTCCTTGCTCCATAATGAGTATCAGTTATAATTGCTACTTTCATTAATAACGAAGTTTGCTATGCACAGAATCTTTGATGCTATTGTAGTCGGAATAATTTGATGCGTCAAGGTCATTGGCATCAAAAACCTCATCAAAGTTAGTCTTTTCAAGAATCTTATTTTTGATTTCCATTTGCTTTTTCTCTTGGGAAATCCTTCTCAGAAATGCATAGTAAATGATTTGAGTAAAGTAAGCAAAAGGATTCTTAGATTTTTCTGGATTAAAATTGTGAATGTAGCGAACACAATTCTCAATACCATCACAAATCATATCATCCTTGAACATGTAGTTCACAAAATTGGGTTTATATGATAGGTGATTTGCAATCTTTAAGAAGCACTCTCCAATATACTTTGGAATCTGAGGTTTTGGTTTGTCATTAAGTTTTGCTCTTTCAACCTCAGCAAAGTAAATCTCTAGTGCTTCTAAAAATTCTTTGTTGTTTACATAGTGTTCTGAATTTTTTGTTTTCCTCATTACGGAAAATGTTGGGGATACAATGGACATCTATAATTAACTTATCTGATACTAGTATATCAGATTATCAAATAGTTGACAAGTTTCAGTTCTGGTATTAGACTAGGTTTGTTGCCTTTGAAGATAAGTAATAGCTTTAAGTACTTAGCTATTATTAAAGATCTTCTCTAGAGTTTCTTTAGCATCGGATACAGTTGATATGTATCCCATTTCTCTACTGAGTTTTGAATTGTTTTTTTTATTTAACCTCCTAACAAAGTCTTGATAACTTACTATCATCTCAACATCAGATGATTCAGACATTGTTAAGACATCTTCGAGGTTAACAATGAACATATCATCTGTGGTAGTTCTAAGCCATGGTTCAAATTTATAACCTCCCAATTTACCTCTAACCTTAACTTCCTCCACAGTGATTGGGTTAGATAAAATTAAAAGTGTTCTTCCCTCTTCTTCTGATGCTGCTACTTTAGTGAAGATCTCTTCACCATTTTTAAATTTGATTGTTGCATAGAAATCGTCTTCAATCAAACTATTTCCTCCTTTCTAATCTTTTATATTGATAGTTGTAATTTCATAATTGAATTGTTCTTGGACATAAATTTTAACTCTTTCAATGAAGTGGTTCAGAGTATAATTTTTTCTTGATCCAATAGTGAAGTCATCAGCAATGTCATAAAGTCTTGCTTTCACTTTATCTTTGCCTTTTCTTAGGACTCTTCCAATACTTTGTAAGTTTCTAACACGTGATTTGGATGGAGAGGCAAATATTACATTGTGAAGATTTTTAATATTAATACCTGTACTAAATGTTCCATATGATGCAACAATAATTGCACCAGTCTCTCTTTCAGTAATTTCTCTAACCAGTTCTCTATCCTCAGCGTCTACGCCACCATGAATAAAGAATACTTTTCTGTCAGCACTTACAGCATTATTTATATTTTCATATAGCACCTTTCCATGTGCCTCTACTCTACTGAAAAGAATAAGAGTATTGCCTTTAAGATCAAGTGCTAGATTCTTAATAAAGTTATTTCTTTTTTCATGAGAAATTAGATATTGAATTTCATCTTCATAATTATCAAATTTTCTTGGTTTGTATTTTAAAACCAAACACTGAATGTCTAGAGTTGCAAGGTGACCCTCATCAATAAGTTTCTTGGTTTGTGTTACTTTATATGATGGACCAAATAGACCTTCTAGAACCCATTTGTGAGTTTGAGTTCCATCTAATGTTCCAGTAAATCCATATCTATATTTGGCATGATGGAGTTTGTCCATGATACCAATTAAAGATTTGCTCTTGAATAAATGAGCTTCATCACCTATGATCACATCATAGTCTTCAAAGAATGTTCTATCTAGATTGTAAATGGATTGCCATGTAGTGATAGTAACCTCATTAGTATTTACTCTTTCCCTCCCAGAATAAATTCTGTGGCAGTGATTTTCTGCATCCCATCCATAATCTTGGAAATCCTTATACATCTGCTCTACAAGGGATGTAGTGGGTACTACAAGAAGAATCTTTTTATTTCTACCAACAAAGTATCTTACAACTGAATAAATCATAAATGACTTACCAGATGCAGTGGGTGAAATTAATAATTTTCTATTGTATCTCAGAGCTTCATAAACTGCTTCTATTTGGTAATCTCTGGGAGTAATACCTGGAGTTAGGGATTTCATATAATCTTTTACCCCCTCTTCACTCACGAAATCGTTAATTTCAAAGGGAAGGCCATAGAACTTATTTTCTATGAACTGATATGAATAATTTCTATTGATGCAGAATGCAATAATCTTATCAAGAAGACCAACATAGATCCTCTTGGTTTTCATATTGAATAGGTGAACGAATCCATCCCAATACTTACTACGATACTGGGGCATGAATTTCTTATTT